ACGTGGCGAAAAATATATTCAGTAATTATATATGCGCGTTCGTTTAAGAAAAAGTCCACGTATTGATAAAAAGTTTAGAGTTACTTTTGAAAATGGAAAAATAGTTGATTTTGGAGCAAGAGGCTACTCAGACTATACAATACACAAAAACCCTTTACGTATGCGTTCATACGTAACACGACACGGTGGATTTGTTCCTCATATGGTACAAAAACAAACCGACCCTAAACTTGTTCATAAAAATATGCTTGATGTAACTCGAAGTGATAAAGAAAACTGGACAAAAACAGGTTTTTTTACCGCAGGATTTTGGTCGAGATGGCTTTTATGGAGTCACCCAGAACTCGAAGGTGCGAAAAAGATTATATCTAAGAAGTTTGATTTATCTTTTCTCTAAGACCGCGACGTTTAAGGTTTGCTTTTAAAGCAGTCATTAAATTTGCGCGTGGGTCTCTTCTAGTTGGGACTAGTGGTGGAGGTGGAACGGGTGGTGCGCGTGGAACAGGTGGTGCACGTGGAACAGGTGGTGCGCGTGTGACGGGTTGAGAAACTCGGCGAACACGTGGAGCATCTGGTTCCACTGTTCGTAAAAGTGATTTACACGTTCGTATAAGTTTTTTTGAATTTCGAACTTGAATTTCCAAAGCTGGTTGTCGCCGTCTTTGAATTTTCATCTTAAGTTCCTTTTCACTCAGAGGAACACGTTTCCCTTTAATTTTTTTGGTTACGCGAAGACCGAGACGTTTTGCTTCATTTTTTAATAAATCTATCTTCATTTATATTAACCAATATAATTTTATTTACTTAATATAAATGTCTTCATTCTGTTCACCTGTCCAATTATCTTCTACAATTGGATGTTGTTTGTTCTGTTTTTTCTTAGTATACAGACCATCTTCCAACATGCTTAAAATGATACCAGGTCCAAAACCACCTCATATATTAGGTGCGTGTCTTCTCGCGTGTTGCTGTATGAGTTCGCAAACAGCGACTTTAGGTAGTTGCGCGTACGATCTCGTTGCAGGTGAGAAATATGAACACGAACACGAAAAGAAAAAATAATTAAAAGAAATTGTCAGTTCTATACAATTTCGCCTGAAATGAACCTGTTTGTCCTAAAACCGAAACAGATTCATTTCCATATAATTCTCTACATCCGATATCGTCCATACAGTCTCGATTATCAATAGTCACAGGAAGTGGATACACTTGATCACCTGGTGTTGTCGTGTAATAATGATATTGATCGCGTCTTCCCCTAACTTCTTTGCCGTATAAAGGTAATGTTTCTTCATCTGTTCCCACAAGAACACCCATTTGTTGGACATGTCCGGGTTTATACTCCTTAATTGGTGGGTTTCTAAATTCTCTTTCAACTGGTATTTGAACTGGAACTCGAACTGGAACTTCTACAGGTACATGAACACTCTTTTTAATGACAATTGGGTTACGTATTTGATACACAATTACACTGATGAGTACCATTAACGCAATAAATAATAGCTTTTGTTGCGTTTTGTTTTTGATCTTCATTTATGTATACAAATATTATTTAACAAACTGTTTTCTAATTTCGTGAAGAGGTTCTAAATCAATTCTATCAAGTCTGTACTGGACAAGTAGCCATAGAAAGAAGAAAATAGATTTTAAAAATTTATTTGCATCTGTATCATCCATTTTATATATAGGTCCCATTATACGACCAAAGAATGTTTCGTCTTTACTGTTCCCTGTTACGACCATTTCCATCTGGGTCAAAGCACATGTATCATCATTGACCGACCAGTGAAAAAATATGAATGGAACAAGGAGTGAATAAAATTCAAGGTTTTGTTTATTTTTCATAAATGGTACGACCAACATTGTTATGAAAAGGAGTAAATGAATGAAAAATATAATGTTCATATCTATTAGTATGAACGAAGAAAAGAAACTTCCGAAGATATGGCACCCACAACAGGAGAAAATACTAAAGTCCTGGGGTGAAGCCGCGGCCTGTTATAGGTATATGCACTACCAGGCATACTGTTCATACAAAAAATTGAGTATGAAATTCACTATACCACTCATAATTGTAAGTACAGTTACAGGTACTGCTAACTTTGCACAAGAAACATTCCCACCTTCCGTACAACCTTTTGTACCCTCGGCTATTGGTGGTTTGAATCTAATCACTGCTATTGCAACAACTATCATGCAATTTCTTAAAATTAATGAACTTATGGAAGGTCATCGTGTTGCGTCTGTACAATACGGTAAAGTTTCGAGAACGATTCGTCTCGAACTTACACTCCCACTTTCGGAGAGGACGTTAAACGGTACAAATATGATTGAAAACATGAGAACCGAATATGACCGTTTGATTGAACAATCACCTAATGTACCCAAAAAAATGATAGATGCATTTGAACGTGAATTCCCAGATGATAATGAATTCTTCAAACCAGAAATTATGCATATACAACCCATTACACCATTTAAAGCTATTCAAGAAAACAAGGTTATAACCAAATTAAAAGATGCCGTAGGAGGTGTCGCAAAACGAGAACTTAAACAAGAACTTGACGAAATACGTGGAGTAAAAAAAGCTGTTAAAGCCGATATAGAACGTGTACAGGAACGTAAGAATGAAATATTGGATTTAAAAGATAAAGGACTCGTAAGTCTAAAAGGTGATCTCATGAAAGAATTACGTAGACGTACAGAACTCATGGAAGTTGTTACAGAATCACCGAAAGACGATTCACAAGATACGCCACCATAATAAATAACGTAAAGTTAAAGACTGTAATGCACATCAAATAAGGAAAAAGTTTCCTTTTTAAAGGATCTATCACTCTCATTTGAAGTGTATTATTTTCCATAATAATATCTAACGCTTGAGTAGCGAGATCTGCATCTTCAGTATCATTTGACATGAATGCCTTTGTTACAATACATAAACAAAAAAAGGTTGATCGTATTTCGCTCCATGACCGCGAAATAAAAGAAATTACGTCTCTATTAGAAAATGGTAAGAATGTGTTTTTATGTGGTGCGGCTGGTGTCGGAAAAACATTCGTTCTTAATAAAATTCTCGATGAGACAAATAGTATAGAAATATATGATGAAGTGTTACGTAAAAAAGATATGTTCATAAGTACGATAAAAAATTCAAATATGTATGCATATATAGACGATTATGAGTCTGATACTGCATATAAAAGTATAGTGGAAACCATATGCGAAGGTGGTCGGGTTACAAAAAAACCATTACTCGTGACGTCTAAAAATGTACACATGTTACCGAATTTTAAACTCGTATTCTTACCGAAACGTAAACCTGAAACTATTCAGTGGTTAAATAAAAATCACCCGCGTTCAAAAATAGCCTCCGAAAAGTGTAAAGGAAATATAGGAAACTATTTCAATTACCTTGAATATAGTGACGACAAAGATATTTTTAAATCTTCAAAAGACATTATCGAAGATTTCTTTTGTAAACCGGGTACTGTAGATATAGAAGAAACTATACATGAACACGGACATATTTGGGGAGCCGTACACGAAAATTATCTTGGTGCCAACCCGGAACACTCCGACAAAATCATGAATGCATTAATAAATGCAGATACGTTCGATACAGAACTGTATAAAGGTGAATGGGATTTCATGCCTTATTTTGTTTTATACGCCATGAAAATACCAAAAATATATACGGGTAACACCTTAATTGAACCCGGTACAATACGACCGGGGAGTGCGTGGACAAAATACGGGAACCAGAAAATGCGTGAACAGAAGATTCGAAGTATACAGTGTCGTTCTCATACAAAAATGAACCACCATGAATTCATGCTTTTACGTGAGTATGCACAAAAAGGTGACGTCTCGAAGTTTAAAGAGTATAATCTGACACCACAGGATTTTGATGTTATGAACCATCTTGGTTTACAGAACAAACTAAAACAACGAGAGGTTACTAAAATCAAAAAAATGATTAAAGAAAATGGTCTAAATTAACTAAATGAATACGACTACCCCAGCTTCAGAAGAGGAAGAATATAAAGTGTCTCGGGTCGTTGGTAACGAAATTTTCTATTATGGAGAAATTACCGATGTAGATATTCTCGAGTTCATCGAAGATTTTAAGAAACTTGAAATTGATCTTCTTAAAAAGCAGGCAGAACTCATAGGGTATGAACCTATTATGTACCTTCACGTATGTAGTGAAGGTGGTGATTTGTTCGCTGGGATAAGTGCCATGAACATTATCGAAAAATCACGTGTTAAAGTCGTTACTATAGCACAAGGTGTATGTTGTTCCGCTGCTACGTTTCTCCTTTTGGGTGGTCACGAACGTCGTATAGGTAAAAATGCACACGTTTTGATACACCAAATATCCACAAACGGGTTCTGGGGAAAATACGAGGAACTCAAGGACGAAATGAAATCGTGTGATAAACTCATGGATATGGTTACAAAAACGTATAAGGAAAAAACAACTATACCCCAAAAACAGTTTAAGAAAATTATGAAACGTGATATGTATTTAGATCCACAAGAGTGTATCAAGTATAATGTCGTTCATTCGATTGATTAGACCCTTCGAGTCTGTGGGTTTTTCAGGTCTATATGTCTCTTATATAACCCCATGCTTGATATCAGTATTATGCAAACGCAAAT